CGGTATAATAAATAAGATCCTTTTGGAAGGGATAGAATATAAGACCTAGTGAAGACGTGATCTATCCCGAAAAGATATTACATTGGACGGTTGTCCCGAGTCGCCCTCGTCGTTATTCATAGCCAACATTTTCCGTAAAAAAGCATCAATAGGATTAGAGTTGTCTTCTTCGTCTTCCTCTTTGTTTTTCTCTAAAATTATAATTTTTACTGCATTAAGATATTCTTTAAGAATGGGGAAACTAGGATTTGCAATACCGACAATCTGAAATTTATTCAGTGCTATTGTGTCACCACTTTTTTCTTGAAAAACCATCCAATTTTTAAACATATAATACGTACGATCCATCGCCACTTCCATCTTTACGATTCTTAAAGCGTGGCGGACAATCAGATCGTCTTCCAAATCTTCTAATATTTCACAAATGATTTCTTCTCCTCCAACAAGTTTAAAATGTTTAAGGTTTCCGATTTCTATGTCTAGATCGATATCCATCATATGTTTATCCTATAAATTTTATAATTGAACTGTTCTCTTTTGTATATTCTAATTCTTTCTTCCGAATGAACTAAAGCATAATTTTTATTCGATTTATATTGTAGATCATCAACGATATCAAAAAGCTTAGTTTCTCTTCCATCATCGCTTTTTCTTAATCCTCTCCCGATACTTTGAAGTATTCTAATCTGAGCTTTCGAAGGAGAAGTGAAAATTATATTATGAAGGTTTCTAATATTTATACCAGTAGAAAACGTTCCTAAACTAGCAACGATAATGGCATCTTTTTGTGTCTCTGTAATTCTTCTAATAGCATCTCGATCGGACGTCTCCGTATCTCCTGAAACGAAAAATATTTTTCGATCTGACTCTATTTTGTCAGTTATTAGATCGTATAGAACCTTACCATGTTTTTCTACAAATTGAAAAAGAACTAACGTGTTACCCGTTTGCGTTAAAGCTAGATTTCTTATGAATTTATTTCGAGGTTGATGTTTTACAATAAAATCTATCTCGTCTTGATATTTAACCTTATTGTTTAATTTTCTCAATTCTTCTGGGTAATCCAAGACGATCATATTAATATCTAATGCTGCAAGGGTATCTTCGTCTTGAAGCTTCTTGGTCGTAGTGACCTTCTTTAATTTACCAAATAATCCCTCTAAGACTAGTTGATGTGTTTGAGTTCCATCTAAAGTCCCAGTTGTTCCGAATCTATATTCAGCGTTTCTCGATTTTAACATAATTGAACTAAGGGATTTGGATTTAAACCCGTGGCATTCGTCCCCAAATATTATTCCAAATTGTTCAAACCAAGTCGGAGGAAGCTTATAAATGGATTGCCATGTACTAATGAAAACCTTTTCCATAATATTAATTTTAGGTTTTCCTTCGTATATAATATGACATTCGTCTTTTACATTAAAATCTTCGTCGTGTGATGAATAATCTTCAAAATCCGATCTCATCTGTTCAACTAATCCAGTGGTTGGAACAATGACTAATACCTTATTCGGATAATTTTTCATATACCATCTTAAAAGAACGTAAATGATCAAGGATTTTCCGGATCCAGTAGGAGAAAGTAAAATAGCTCTTTTTCTTCTTATACCTTCACAGATAGCATCAAACTGATAATCTCTAATCTCAATAGGATTACCTTTGGTATGGAGGTTTAGAGATTTTATGAAATCCATAATCACTTTAGGATCTACAGTATTAAAAGATTCAGGATAGCCGTAATAGCTATCTTCCATCTCAACATTATAATTTCTTTTTGAAGCAAATTCTCTAATATGTGGTACTAATCCTGCATGGATCTCTCTGTTCTGAAGATTGAAAAGTCTTACCTTTCCATCCCAGACCTTATTTTTATACAAGGGCATGAATTTATACCCTGGTACAAAAAAAGAAAAGTAATCATTTAATTCTGAGGCAATACCATGATCACATCCTACTATGAGGGTGCTGTGATTCTTTTTTTGCAAAACAACTTTATCCGCCACCTTCGAAAATTTTCCATTTTATAATATTAGATATAACTTGATGTCTCCATCTGATAGTGTCTAATATTTCGGTTAACGTTTCTACTATAGTTTTATAATAAGCGATCTTTTCTTCGCTCTTTTGAATATCTATATCACTATTATAGTAGTAATCTAGCTCGTTCTTCATGACCTTTAATCCATTAAACGGATCAAATGCCCATCCTTTTTGGACTATTTCATCGTGAGAGAGCTTACCATTGTAATAAAGGAATTTATCCTTTAAAAGAACTTTTTGGGAATGCTCTTGTTTCTTCAGTTGTAATTTTGCCAAAGAAAGGAGCTTAAGATACTTAGAATGAATCTTTGCAGATTCTATCGAAGAATTGTCTAGATGATTATTGTCAATGTGGTTATCTTTCGACCACTCTTCCAAAATCTGTTCCAAATTAAGCATAATATAATATAGATCCTTTTAATCTACGAGGTCAAAATATTCTACAGTGAAAGAAACTGGGAAGGTTACTGTTGGGGTATCACCTAAAACCGATTCCATAGTTAAAACGCCTAAGCTAGTAGGAACACAGTCTTTATACCTAATTTTTTTAGTGGTGTTATTATGGCTATTCTGAATGGTTAAAGTAATATCTACTTGTGGTGAAATGTCGCTTCTTGATCTTCGATCTTCTCTATATGGGGTATCAACTAAAGAAGATATCCATTCGTAAACCTCTGTATAAGATTTTAAATCTTCGTCTACGATAACATCAAATGATAGCTCACTGAATGAAATGGTATCACCAGGAATCGAAATAGTGGAAATTCTTCGGAAAGCTACATTCGGGGAAGTTACTGTAACAGACGGATGAGAAACTCTCTGAGCAAAAAATTCTAAATTACCGAATTGCTTTCTATCGATTACAACCTTAAAGTTAGTAGGTTGTAGAAAATTCATATTATTAGTTAGTTCTGCCATGGATTGAAAACTCCTTCATTTCGTTACATTATACTATACGTAGAAGTAGATGTAAACCGAAAAATATCTTAAGATTCTTACACTCAGATCTATTTATATAGAAAAAGGAGCGGCATTTCTGCCGCTCCAGTTTGGTGCACTTATTGGTATAAATGCTTTATTATTATGCTGCCAGGATGTTATCGACTCTGAAGATACGATAGTACTGGTTTGTCTTAGCAGCTGCAAGACCGTCACGACCAGACATGTTAGCGGTGTCAACAAACGGATTTGAGACCATTCCGTAACGTGTCTTGAAGCCGATCTTTGGCTGGAATGTTTCTTCTCCAACTGCACGTACCATTGTGAGCGGAACGTATGGGCAGTAGAAGAGACCAGCGTCATAAGCGTTTGAACCCTTATAACCAACTGTGATATAATCAACAGTTGCATATGGGTCGATGTAAACGCGAGTACGACCGTTAAGAACACCGGCGAAGGTGTTTCCTGTGTCGTCTACGTTAAGGCTGGTTGAAAGTGCAGGTGCGTAGTCGAGCATACCAGTAGCAGCAAGAGCTGATGCAACGTCTGAAGAAGTGATGATGAAGTTACCACGACCTCTACGAGTTTCTTTTGCAATCTGGTTAGCTTCACGCTCAAGCTGAACGATAAGACCCTTGAACTTTTCTACGCTCCAACGGCCATCTGCGTCTGTACGAAGATCGAAGATACCCTTGATTGCAGTGTTGCTTGTGGTAGCACCGGTTTTTGCCTGAGAGTTGATTGTACGAATAACTTCGCGGTTGATCTCTGCAAGGATCTCTGTGGAGAGAATGTTTGCGAGTTCGCTCTCGGCATCAAGACCGTGAATAGCCTTGAGGTCCTGTGCGAGTTCAAGGCTGTATTCTGCCTTGAGTGCTCTGGTCTTTGCAGTAACAGATGCACGCTCAATGGTGAATCCCATTTCTGCAAATGCAGGAGAAGGAGCTCCTGAACCAAGTGCTTCCCCTGTAGCAGTTGCCATACCTGTTCCTCTTGTAGGACCTGTACGATCGTTATCAAGAGATGAATCGGCGTTGGAATCTGTTAGACCAAGAAGACCTGAGGTATCACCTGAGTGAGTACCAGTTCCTGAGAATGCAGTGTTTGCTTCGTTGAAGAAAGCTTCTGTATTGGAGGTTGAACCACCATCGTAACGGCTCTTCATTGCGAAGATAAGTCCGGTAGGACCAGTCATTGGCTGAACACCGCAAACGTCATATGCCATCATGTTTGGCATTGCACGACGAACGAGCGAAATAAGGATCGGATCCCAGTTAGAAACTGATCCGACGTTATTGCCTGGAGCAGCTTCTGTAAGGAAGCCAGCCATTTGTGAACGCTGCTCTGCAAGTGCACGCTCCTGGTTCTCAAGAACGACAGCTGTAACAGCTTTTCTGTAGTGGTCAGAGATCTTTCCGGCTGATTCTTCATTGAGGACCGGTGACCACTTTTCCATAAGACTTTTAAAATTATTGTTGTTCATTTGGGATATACTCCTTACTTAGATTGTCTGAGAACAGAGAGGTATCTACTCATTGTCTCGGAAGTTGTTTCTTGAATGTTATCTGCCGATTCTTCTTCTACTTCTTCAATTAGAACCTTTGAAGATTCAGCAGGTTTTTGTGAGAAATACGATTCTTTAATGGTTAGAACCTTTGATTCAAAGTCCTTTTCACTAACGAATTCGATATTTTCTGAGAGTTTATGGAGCTTTAGTGCTTGCGTGGCAGCTAGATCTCTTCCAGACTCATTAATGATCGACTCTTTTTTCAGAGAAACAACAGTTTCTTTTAGTTTCATGTTGTCTTCAGTAGTCTTGTCTAGTTTCTTTCTTACCTCTTCAAGTTGCTCAGAAAGTTCATCAACTAGGTCAACTTTGGATTCTGGAACTTCAATATAAGACTCTACGAACAGGGTCTTTAGATTGTTCATAAAGTTCTCTGCAATCTCGGTTCTTAGGCCTTTTTCAATTGCAATTTTATTTTCTTCCATCCAATTTTCAACTACGTAGTTTAGATAACTGTCGATTTTGTCAACTAGTTTTTCTTTTTCTTCGTTGAGACCGTTTTTGATTTCCGTTGCATACTCTTCTTCAAGCTCCTGGATTCTCTGAGAAACGGCTTCATTAAGCTCTGATTCTTTTTCTGCGACTTTAGAAGAAACGGCTGCTTCAAAAATTGTTGCAGCTTTTACCTTAAATTCGTCAGAAAGAGTTTTATCATTCTTAATGAGTGCTTCTAGATCTTCCTTATAATCTGAAGATTCAGCAACCATTTCCTCATCGAAAGAATAATCTTCGCCCATCATTTTCTTAAATGTTGACGACAAATCTTCTTTCTTCATTTTTGCCATTTTATTGTACATGGCATTGATCATGCCAGACTTTGTTTTTGGCATTGGTTCGGCGTTGCTGAGATCGCCTTTACGAGCTGGTGCTTTTTTTGCAACAGCTTTTGCTGCTTTGTCTACAGAATCTACGGAATTTAGTTCTGCATTCATAGGATCGTGAGCTTCGAGGACTTCATTCTCGTCATCATCGAGCTCGACATCCTGTTCGTTATATTGATCAGTCATGTTTGACTCCTTTTTTTCAGTTAATTAACGAGAGGAAATTCTTAAACTCACGGATCTGTACTTCGTGCAGATCTTTTTTCGGAGCTTTTTTAATTTCAGTCTCTATTCTTTCAATGTCTTGAGCTTTTAAAATACCGTTATCCCAAATCCATTCTACACCTTCCATAATCCCATTTACGAAAGCTTCAGGTGCTGATGGATCTTGAACGATATCAACAGTATTAAGGACGAAATCATCCTTGACATACATTACACCATTACGATTCTCAAGACTTCCCATACCACGAGTTGAAACGCCTAGTTGACACCCGCCCTCTAAGAGACCTTTTACGATGTTACCCATCGGAGTGTTTAATATAAGCGCTTTACCCACAACGTTATTACCGTCCCATTTCATTTCGGTAATACGGTGGGATACTTTATCAAGATTAACAGTAGGACCATCAGGATGGTTTAATTCACCTACTGCTCTTTTAGTTCTTACTTGTTCGTTAATAAATTTATCAACGGCTTTTTCCATAATTGGTCTTGGATATATTCTGCCGTTTCTATTCTTTGATTCTGCTTGTGCAAAGATTCCCTCAATCGTATAACTTTTAGCCCCGGTTTCTGAGGCTTCAGTGATCACTTGAATCTCTTGATCAAGGTATTCTGCGATTAGCTTCATCTTACTTTCCTTTATATTGCTTTACAAATTCTTTTGCCATTTTTAAGGCTTCTTGTTCAGAAGAATAGGTATCCAAAACATCATCATCAATTATTACTTTGTAACCCTTATTAGCTTTTTGGATTTCAACCGAAATCCCTGATATATTCATTTTTTTATTTTCACGAATAGAAAACGAAAAATCTTCAAATTTTTTCATTGATTCTCTTCTTCTTCATATTCTTCTTCGTCATCTTCATAATCTTCATCTTCATCTTCCTCTTCCTCTTCCTCATAATCATCATCATCTTCAAATTCTTCATCATCGTTAGGACCCGAGAATAAACTAGAAGCAATAGCTATCTTTTTTGCTTCTAATGAATCACGTAACTTCTGATTCAGAAGTGACTGGAATGTATCTGAAGCCTGAGTATATCTTTTGCTCTCAATATCGCCTATCAGTGATAAAAATTCATCACGATTCTCAATCTCTAGGTCTTCTACTATTTCATTTTTTTTCATAACGATCTCCTGTAATTAGTATTTGATTATATTTATACATTTTAACTTTTTCACGGTACATCTATTACAGTTACAGAAATAGATGCAGCACCATTATTTAATGATAAGGTAAACGTTTCATTACCCTCTACTGCAGACTTACCTAGTGCTATTGCATGAAGGCTAGGTTCATAACCATTATCCCCTATGGTAGAAGGCAGGGTATAAGTACTGTTAAGAGATGCAGTTGTAATGTCCCAAGCGGTAGAAAGATTCCATTGTTCTATTCTTCTTCCCGAAGAACCAGAATTTAGAATATACATCCTATTACCATCTGAATTGAATGTCATATCTAAAGGTCCAGCGTATCCAGTTGCTACTATAGAAAGCTGACTATGATATGATGCAGTGGAAACGTCATAATTAGTGGACAGATTAAATCTGAAAACTCTGTCAGTTGCGGTACAGGCTAAATACATTTTAGATCCATCTGGACTTAGATATAAACCGTTCACGATAGTTGCTCTAGTACTATTTGGATAACTTCCGCTGGATCCTGAACCGTGGAAATATCTAGCTTGCCAAGCTTGGGTCATAGTAGTAATATCCCAAGCTGTAGAAAGATTATATTGATAGACATAGTCGTCTGATGTATTAGCAGCATAAAACCGAAGACCGTTTGAACTAATAGTACCACCTTGCATACTCCTAGTAGTAGGAGATGTAACAGTTCTAGTTCTATTATTTTGTGCCGTTGTAGCATCCCATTCGGAGGTTAAATTGTAATATTCTCTTACCTCTCCAGACAGTGATCCGAAAAAGAAACTTGTACCGTCCGGATGCCACCATAACCAATATTGAGGGGCAATCAGTTGAGCTGTAGAATTATTAAAGGAAGAACCAGAAATTGGATCTGCTCTATTCCATCTGTGAACTTTTCTACCGTAAGTTACATCTGTACCACCCGTATAGATGTAATCAGCAGAGCCTTCTTGTACAAAAGTGAATGTTTGAGTAGCCGTATTACTATTTACTGTAAAGTTTCCAGTAAGTGTGTTACTTGTCAGATCCTTAGCTGAAACCCCAGATATAGTATAAGGAACGAGTGTACCATTAGGTACGCCCTGTGTGGTCAGAGTGATAGTAACACTACCACCTTCGCTAACACTAGAGGCAGATCTTGAAAGAGCGTAAGTCGGTACGCTAGTATCGTTTACCGTCCAACTTATATTTCCAGTTCCTGGACTACCTAACGTTAATGTAGCAGTTTCTGGACCTTCTGTTGTAAAATCGTTTGCAAATGTAAAAGATACTGATGCAGTATTGTTTTGAATTGTGAAATTACCTGTAAGACTTCCGCTCGATAAGTCTGCAGAGTTAATACCAGTTACAGTATAAGGGACTGTGGTATTATTTGCAACACCTGTAGTATTTAAAGTTATAATTTGAGTGCCGCCTTCATTCACTGTACTAGCAGATCTGCTAAGAGTGTACGTGATAGCCACAGAGGTATCATTAATGCGTACTGTGTTACTTGTTGCTAATATTCTACCACCATTTGATCCGTATCTTAATCGTAATCTAAAGTCTTCAACCCCTTCCGTCACTTGATCTGCATTAATCGTAAGAGTGATATTACCTAAACTTTCGTTAATATTCACAGTTCCCCCACCAAATACAGCATTTGATGGAAAGGAAAAATCATTATCTGTAATAGATCCCGAAACCCCTTCTATAGTCCAATAAAGTGTACCGGACTCGAATCCTTGGGTTTGTACCAAAAAGTCTATGTTTAAACCCTCATCTCTACTATCAAAGGAAGAGGATATTTGGAACGTGGCAAATCCGGTTCCATAAAAATCGCTTATTTTTATAGTGCCACTGTAGGGGATTGTACTATTTAAAGGTATATCCGGAACATATGCTCCATTCCTATAGTATTCTGAAAGAGCTATAGGGGTTAGCCCACCAAATATTGTCTGTATTTCTGTAAGAGCAAGACTACCTGAGTCCTTTAATATTCTTCTAACCATTACGATCTCTTTAGCTGTTCTTCAAGCTTTTCAATTCTATCTGATAAGGTTTTTATAGCCTCTATTAATACACCTACCATATTACCGTAGGCAACAGATTTATACTCATTACTATTATCTACCACTTCTGGAAGTATCTTTTCTACTTCCTGGGCGATAACTCCTACGCCTTTTTTACCGTCTCTTGTATAAGAAACCCCTCTCAGCGATTTAACTATATCTAATCCGTTTTCTAAAGATTGAATATTCGTTTTTAATCTTTCGTCTGAAAAAGCAGTGACATCGCCAGATGCTAGGAAGTTTCCGTTGCTACGAGTAAAGGTAAAAAGAGTGCTAGTACCATCAGTAATAATAAAATTCCCACTTGCTAGATCTACTTCTGTATTTGCTCCATTATAATTAATCTTCGTGGCTTCTAGTGATCCAGTTCCGAAAGCAAGATAAGCTGTACTGGTAAATCTTTTGGTACCCCCGGTAATGCTCTGATCTCCGGTTGTTCTAACTACTGATGTATCTGTTGTTCTTAAGACCGTATTGTCAACACTAAACTGGGTGCTAATTAATTGTAGACCATCACCTGCTGTATAAACAGTCCCCTGATCAGTACCGTTTACCCAATTTACCCCGTTGAATTTTAAAACTTGCCCATTTGTAACTGGTCCTGTTATAACAACATCCGTCAAATCGTCAAGAGCTTTAGCACCGGAATCTACGCCAGCAATCCATTGTGTACCGTTGTATTTTAAGACCCTATTTGCAACAGGCGAAACAATATTTACATCTGTAAGTTGACTTAAAGTTAACGATTGCAATCCTGAATCAATAGCATTGATCCAATTTGTTCCATTATATTTTAAGACCTGATTATTTACAGGACTTGTTATAACAACATCTGTTAAGTCATCTAAAGTAGATTTTTCATTACTTGCTATCCAGGTACTTCCATTATATCTAAGGATTTGATCTGCTGATGGAGTTCCTAGCCCCACATCAGATAAATCGTCCAAGGAAAACGCGTCGTTACCCCAATTTGTACCATCAAATCTTAAAACATCTCCATTCGTTGCTGTGTTTACAACAACATCTAAAAGACCCCCTAATTTTATAGAAAGGTTTGTACTATCTGCGGCGCTGAATAAATTCGTATTGATCCATTTAGTACCATCGTATTTTAGCACTTGGCCATTTGACGGAGTCGGAGGAGTAAAGTTAACGTCGCCCAAATCATTTAAATTTAAGAATCCGGAGACCCATTGTAAATTTTGATCATACTTTAAAACTTGAAGATCTTGTGGGGTGGTATTTACATTTGTTAGATCGTTTAATTCTAATTTAGTTCTTAACTTAACATAAGCAGAATCTACTTCTTCGTTGATGATTGCAATCACCTGAGCCGAATCAGTAGAAGGCGGAATGTCAACCCTTGATTGGATATATGCAGAATCTATAATAGATTGAACATAAGCTGAATCAGCTATATCTAAAATATACCCAGAATCTACTATACTCAAAATAAATGCGGAATCGATTCTAGATTGGATATATGCAGAATCTATAATAGATTGAACATATGCAGAATCTGCTCTTTCTTGAACATATGCAGAATCTACGATTCTATTAATTAAATAATCTATGTATTCTGAATCTACGTTTAACGAGAACGTACTGGAATCTATACAACCAGCTTTTAGACCTATATCTGGAATAATCCTAACTTGACCTAAACTATTTACTATGTTTACACTAACGTCTGTAACATAGAGAGAAGATCCTGCAACTTCACCGAAAGTGAAATCAAATGTACCAGCTATGAAGACGAATTTGTAACTACCCCCTTGAGGTACAACCTCTTTTACTGTTCTCCACCCCGTGTCAGAAGTAAGATTTTGTAAACTTGTTGTTGGAGGGGTTGTTTCGTCAAGAAGAATTTGAGTGTAGCCATCGCTTCTCAGTAGATATGCAAAGACGTCGAACGCGTCCAGTCCATTCACAGCTCTCCATGAGAACGAAACAGAAGAACCGGAATCCATATCCATATAATCTTGACTGATTAAATATGGACCGTGTGAAACGTCACCTGCATTTGATACAGATCCTGCATTATAAAGTCGAATACAACTTTTACCGTCAAGATCTGCAAATGCATAGTAATAATTCATTTGCGGATCTGCAGTAGCATCGCCATTACTTTGTGTTGGGGTTCCTCCGTTTAGACCTGTAGGATAAGGAGTTGGATCGCTTGGAGTAACAGATCCACCTATGTTATCAATACCGATTCTTACCTGTTGAGTAAATACCTTCCATCCGGTAAATGTTACCTCGCTTCCACTAACAGAAACGTCACGATCAGTAAATCTTCCGTTTGGATATTCAGCTATTCTTGTTTCGGCTGTTACCCCTATTACTATCGAACTATCTGTACAAACAGAGTATAATTCTAGAACATCCGGCTTTTTAGGACTCCAGAACGATCCATCCCAATGTAAAAATTCACCGCTGTCTGGTATTTCCTCAGAAACGTCTAAAAGCTGTGAAAGGTTTGCAGCTAAGGTAATATCTATTCTTCTAGTACTAGGGGTACCACCGCCGCTTACTGGGACCCCTGTTACAATTCCATTTTGTCCGACCAGAACTACTTTATCTGTAATACCAGCTGGATCACTAGTTAATACTATAGCACCACCTGAATCTGGATCAGGTTCCTGCTCTGCAAATAGATTAAATTTAGTAGATCTTTGTTGAATATAATCAGAATCTACTAAATCTATAACTTCTTCCGAATCTAACGAACCAGCAAAAGCGCTATCTCTTGTGATATACTCAGCATCATTTGTAAAGAAACTTACGTTTGTAGGAGCACCAGTTAGACTAGAATAAGCGTAATCTTGTCTAGCTTGTACATGTGCTGAATCGATAAGAGCAATCGCTTCCGCAGAATCTAAAGCACTATCTTCAGTAATATATCCGGCATCATTTGTAAAGAAACTTACGTTTGTAGGAGCACCAGTCAAACTAGAATAAGCGTAATCTTGTCTAGCTCGAACGTGAGCGGAATCAATAAGAGCAATCGCTTCTGCAGAATCTAAAGCGTCTAGAGATGTAATATATCCAGCATCATTTGCAAAGAAGCTTACGTCTGTCGGAGCTCCAGTTAGACTAGAATAAGCGTAATCTTGTCTTAATTGAACGTATTCAGAATCTACAGTCTCTATAATAATCCCAATAACTTCTTCTGAATCTAAAGAACTATCTCTTGTGATGTATCCGACATCATTATTAAATTGACTTAGATTCGTCGGTACACCGGTTAGTTCACCGTAAGAATATTCTTGTCTTGCTCTAACATATGCCGAATCTACAGTCTCTATAATAATCCCAATAACTTCTTCTGAATCTAAAGAACTATCTCTTGTGATATATCCAGCATCATTTGCAAAGAAACTTACATCCGTCGGAGCATCAGTTAGGCTGGAATACGCATAATCCTGTCTAGCTCGAACGTAATCAGTATTGATAAGAGCGATCGCTTCTTCAGAATCTAGGGCATCTTCTGCTGTTAGATAAGGAACATCATTTGTAAAATAGCTTACATTTGTAGGGATGTTTATCAAATTAAAGAAGTTGTAATCCTGACGCTCTCTTACGTAATCAGTATCTACGGTATTAAAAATTATAGCAATTGCTTCTTCAGAATCTAGGTAACCTTCTGCTGCACTATCTCTTGTGATATATCCAGCATCATTAATAAAAGCACTGATAAGGGTAGGAACGAATAAGGAAACCCTATTGCTATCCAAAGAAATAAAGATGTTACCTGAATCACGGATTATGACTTGATTCATAATAACGTTATCTTCGGTTAACTCTAATCTTACCCCGTTTTCTTGAGTAAGATTTGCTACGGTTAAATTATAA